CTGATACACACGCCACTACAAAACTTTATGTTGATAACGCTATTACTAATGCAACAGTTGTAATAAGTGGAACAGCAAATCAAATTGCAGTTGCTGGGAATACAGTATCATTAGCTCCCAATATTACAACTCCTGGTGATTTGACCGTTACCGGTGATTTGGTTGTTCAAGGCAATACAACAACACTAAATACTGCAACACTTACTGTTGAGGATAAAAATGTTGTTCTTGCCAATGTTGCAGCGCCAGATGATACAACAGCAGATGGTGCTGGCATCACCGTTCTGGGTGCCTCCAACAAAACTTTTAACTGGGTTGATTCTACAGATGCCTGGACATCCTCAGAGCATTTAAATCTTGCAAGTGGAAAGGCTTTTTATATCAATGGTACATCTGTCCTAAGTAGCTCAACACTGGGTTCGGGGATAACGGGTTCAAGTCTTACCTCTTTAGGCACAATTGCAACGGGAACTTGGCAAGCAACTGCCATTGCTGTTGCCCATGGCGGAACAGGAGCCACTGATACAGCAACAGCGAGAACCAACCTTGGTCTTGTAATTGGAACTGATGTTCAAGCGCATAGTGCTCAGCTGGCTAATTTAGCAGCCAATACTGCTACAATTGATGGTGGCACATTCTGATAGGAGGCCGAGGTGCCCAATACTATAAAGCTTAAAAATAGTGGCACATCTTCAAATGTTCCAGCCTCGCTAGAACATGGCGAACTTGCTATTAATTATGCAGATGGAAAAATTTTTTATAAAAACTCTTCCAATGCTGTAGTGGAATTTTCTTCTTCTGGCGGTGGTAATTCCTCTCAGGAAAATCGGAATATCTTAATTAGACTATATATGGAGGTTTTGTAGTGGCTTTAACACAAAAAAGACTCTCTGGGGCTTCAAGCCCAACTCAGTTAACAACAGCCTCTTCCGTAATTTATACTGTTCCCCAAAGCACAACATCAATTATTAAACAAATTATTTTAACAAACACAACCAATAGTGCAAAAACAGTTACCGTTCGTTTAAAACCAGCAAATGTTGCTGAAGCCAATACTCATGATATATTGAGTGCACTGTCTGTTGCTGCAAATGAAACCGTCACTTTTAACTGCTCAATGGTTTTGAATAACAATGGATCAACGGCAAATAATACAAACTCTGATCAAATAACTGCACTGTGCAGTTCAAATACCGCAATCAATATTGCTGTATTTGGAATTGAGGAAACATAATGACAGGTTTTATAAAATATCCAGCAGCCAATGCTTTTGCATCATTCATTGATGCTCCAGACCCTATCTATGGGTCTGGTTCTGATGGTTCTGTAACAATTTCTACAAATACTACTTTGACATCCGATATGTATTATTTTAATTTAGAAATTCAAGCAAATATACAATTAATAACAAATGGATATCGTGTGTTTGTTAAAAATCTTTTAACATTACGTAACGGTGCTGTGATCGGGTTTGCAACAGGGTCTAGTGCAAATGGAAGTATTGCTGGCGGTGGAGCCACCGCTGGGGGAAACATTATAAATGCACTTGGAGGAAATAGTGCAACAGCAAATGCCACTGCACCTACCACAAGCGCTGGGGGAACAGGGGATAAAACAACTCAGAGTGGGTACTGGTATCAGCCGGTTCAGGCAGTTCGCGGGTACTCAGTAACCGCCTCTCAAATAAATCCATTATTCTTGAGAGGCGGGGCAGGCGGTGCTTCTGGGGCAGGTGGTGGCGTTGTAATATTAAGTGCTAGATATATATCAACGGATGCAACCACTGTCAATGCTTCAATTAACGCACCAGGGACTGCCGGTTCTGGAGGAGGAGGCGGTGGAGTTGTAATAATAATATCAGCTCAGGCAACGCTCCCTGCTAATGTAAGCACAAATGTTGTTGGTGGTACTGGGTGCCAAAACGGAACAGTAATCTACTCGCAGTTGGTTTAATATGCCAGGAATAGATAAATATAATTCGCCAGCAAAAGTCCAAAGAATAGGCAATGATTCAGTATACGGTGTCGGAACAGATGGCGATGTTGTTATTGTAGCCAATATTTCTCTTAGCAGAGACATGTATTATAATAACTTAACAATTAATTCTAATTGCCATTTAAACACAAACGGTTTTAAAGTATTTGTTAAAGGAACTTTGACATTAGATGGAAATCTTGGCGTTGCTTCTGGTACAACAGTTTCAACTGCAACTCTAAGAGGAACAGCCCCCATTGCCTCTAATACTATAGGATCTCTTGGCGGTAATGCTGCGGGATCGACATATATTGCCTCACAAGCACCATCTTATGTTCTTAACGCTTTAGAAAATATTATATTTGGTGGTTATGTAGATTCTAATAGTGCTTTTATTGCTTTTTCTGGCGGTGCTGGTGGAGAAGATGGTGTTGAGGGAGGGCTAACGCTTGCTGCAGACGGTACCGGCGCAGGAGGTGCTCCAACATCTTGGCCAGGACAACCTGGCTCTTTACCAGGCCGAAATATTGGTGCTGCCGGTGGCCCTGGAACACAGGGTGACAACGGATCAAACGGAGTTAAAGGAACTGATGTTCCAGCTGCAATCAAGGGTGATGGTGGAATTGGTGGTGCAGTTGTTTTAATCTGTGCCAAATCAATTACTGGTTCTGGTGTTATTAAAGCTCAAGGATCAAACGCAACGGTTGGCGGAAGCATTGCAGTTGGCTCTGGTGCTACATTAGGTAATGTTGGTAATACTGGAACGACCGCCCCCGCTGCGTCAATTGCTCACTATACACAAAATCATGCTCATTATATTTCTGGCGATGGAACGCATGGACCAACCATAAGCATTGGTTCAAGTGGGGCCTATCCATTGGGCTTACCTCATAGCGGTCATACCCCTGCAACATATGCCCCTCATGCTCACGGAACATGGGCCTATACCGTACACGATGCGACACCGGTTCATCCTCACAATCACCACCACGGGAGCAATCCACATCATGGCGTTGCGTCAACAGGTCATGCACCAGTTGGTGCTGACGCTAGTTTTTTTCATCAAAATGGCATTGATCACACAGCAGGAGGTCAATTAGGTCATAGTGGTGCTGTAGCACATAATGTTAATACAACAACCGGTCCTCTTGGGCATAATCATTACCATGAAGCAGATGCACATCACGTTGTAGGGGCCAAAGGTTCTCACATTACACATGCTTCTAGAGCAAGGCATGATTTGCACGGCCAACATCATCAAGGAAGAGCAAGAATCGGCGGTCCAACGGCTCATGTTGGTCATAGAACATATCCTGGTGGTGTGGGTGGTCCTGGTGGTAGCGCAGGATCTAGTGGCACAAATGGGTCCACTACGGCTGGTACAAATGGTAAATCAGGTGGAGGCGGTGGTATAATCATAGTTACAGACAGCGCTACGCCCATTTCGGCTACTACAAATGTCAGTGGAGGTTCTGTTGGTGGTGTTTCCGCCAACGGTGGATCTGTTATAACAATTATCAATTCTTAGGAGGAAAATGATTAATTTTTCACTTTCAAATGAACAAAAAAAAGCTGCATTGAGCGCAGCAAAAAATGGTTTTGAATCTACAATATATTCTTCAATGGTTATACTTGGTTTAGATCCTGATACTTATGATTTCTCTAAAATCGAAGATTTTAAAGATTGGGAAACCCCAAGTGTACAAGCGAATCTATATGATGCGTACAAAAAATATCAAGAAATTAACAATAAACTGAACTCTCTTTAATATGAAAAGAGTTGTGTTTTGCCCTTCAGAAAATCTAATTGATGAGGCTTCAGTTTTATCTAAAAAAAATAATTTACCAATTAATATTGGTTTATGTAAAGATATTGAAAAAGCTAAAAGTAATTTTGATAAAGTAGAAATTATTGAAGTTCCCGAGTTTAGAAATTGTTCTTATTTTCAAAATATAAAACAATATTTTCATCAAAATATTCTGTATCATAATGATTATATTATTTTTAATAAAAATATTCAATTATTAGTTAATGATAATATACATGAACCCTTTCTATTAGAAAAACATCGTGCAAAATTCTGTATCTATTCATCGGAAATTGGCAAAAAATCTTGTAAAATTGTAATTGACAATCAAGAGTTAGAAAGCTTTGAATACTGTGTTAATTGAAAAATATGAAGAGATGCCGTGCGTTTTTGTCTATAAAAATTATTTTGATGTATCAGATTTTATAGAAAATTTAGAAAAAGAAACGGAAAAATCATGGCCGTATATTTCTTGGAATAGATCTGTTACTGGTGATATTGGCAATACTGCTGAGTCAGAATATAGAAGCTCCATGGAAGCCGATGTTTGGCCACTGCTTGATGATACTGTTGTTGATGATATTAAAGATTTAGCAAAACAATACAAAGAAATATTTTTCAATATTGATGAATGTATATGGGATTATAGACGTTGCTTTGATTTACATCTACAGTCAATTCAGGGAATGCAATTGCTAAAATATCAGAATAATTCGCAATATCACGCACACCATGACCACTCTCCAGACACAAGCAGAGTTTTGAGTTTAGTTGGATGTTTTGGAGAATCTTTTGAAGGTGGAGAACTTGAATTTCCTTATTTCAAAAAAACAATAAAACTCAACACAAATGAACTTGTTTTGTTTCCGTCTAATTTCCCTTACACCCATATAGCACACCCAGTAACATCTGGTGTAAAATATAGCTTAGTGATGTGGTTTATATGAAAAATATTAATGAAATTAATCCATTCGAGTATGATTTTTTCCATCTAGCAAATCTAAGTGGAGATGTTAAAGCATTTGCAAAAACAACGGGTGGACTGATTGAAGCACCTGATGTTGACTATTATCAAACAGATAATGGTGTTTTGCTTTGCTTTAAAGAAAAATCACCTATGCATGGATATCATGATTATCAAATTGTTGGTGATAATGGTGATTATATTATGCAAATGCTTGCATATGAGAATTTTCAAGATATTGCTCAAGGATCAACAACACATCCTTTTTCATTTTATAATTTTTGGAATTCAATTGAATTGCCGTCTGCTGGCACACCACCATCAACATACGGCGGAACTGGTTCATTATCAAATGGAGTAGAATTTGTTAGATGTGACTATAACAAATTTGGTCCGGTTCCTTTTTATCCAAGAACAACTAGATATGACATTATTTCTATGAAGGTAGTTCTTTCAGCAAGCGGTATAGGTCATATCTTTCGTGCCGATACCAAAGATCAAGATTTCAAAGATAAAAGTACTCAAATTGTAAATACATATTCAAGAACATTTTCTGGTATTTTAAAACAAATTTTTGAATGGTCAGAGGTTTCAAAGTCTCCATTTTCCAGTGAAGAGGGTCCTGCCGTAAAAGCAATGGCATTTATAAATGCACTTGGTATAAATGATATTTTAAGTGAAATAAATTCCTTGGAAACAGATATGAGAGTTGCCAGATATATACAGGGTAATAATGAAATATATCAAGAAATTGAAGAAAAAAATATATTTCCAGAATCATTAGAAAATTATTTTTTATCTCATATTAGATATAAAACACTTAATTCTTTACTTAAGAATAGTAAAAAATCTTTTACGATTGATAATTCTATTTTGTACAAAGAAAAGTCATTTTTAGAGTCTTCTGTTTATACATTGTGTATTGTAAATAATATTGATCTAGACACTAATTCAATGGATGATATAGAACTATTAGTAATAAATAATAAATTAATAACTAATTTTGATACAAATATTATAGAGAAAATAATTAAATATAAATTTATATGAAAAAAATTGCCATTATTGGAGGCGGCACTGCTGGGCTAATTTCAGCCTTGATCCTAAGAAAAGTTTTCCCTAAATTTAAAATTACTTGTGTATCTTCTTCTAAGATTGGCATTATTGGTGTTGGCGAAGGCTCAACCGAGCACTGGCGAAGTTTCATGGAAATGTGTGAAATTCCATTAGCAGACATGTTAGTGCAGTCTAGAGCTACGCATAAATATGGAATTCGTTTTGAAAACTGGACCAACCGTACCCCGGATTATTTCCATAGCGTTGCACATGCTGCAACAGAGGAACCTATTGGTTATTTTGCTCTCTATAATGGCCTTATTAAGAACAATAAAACCCTCACAGAAAATATTACATCAAGAGCTTTAATTGAAAATAAAGTTAATGCTAATTATCCACATCAGTCAGTTAATCAGTTTCATTTTGATACTTTCAAATTAAATCAATATTTTACAAATATTTGTATATTTAGAAATATTAAAATGATTGATTCTGAAATTGAAAATATAAATTTAAATTGTGAAAATGGTTATATACAATCCGTTTCTCTTGGCAATGGCGATATTGTTGATGCAGATTTCTGGATTGATGCTACTGGGTTTAAAAGAATTTTGATGTCCAAACTTGGAAATACAAAATGGAACTCTTATAAGAAATATATGCAAATGGATTCTGCTATTGCATTCCCTACTGAATCTGATCCTTCTGGTCAAATACGTCCTTATACAAGGGCTAGGGCTATGCCAAATGGCTGGGTATGGGAAATACCGACACAGGACAGAAGAGGTAATGGATATGTTTATTCATCTCTTCACTGCACCGATGATCAAGCAATCCAGGAAGTTTCCAAACTTCTTGAAAGACAAGTTGAACCAGCGAGAGCCTTTAGATTTGATCCAGGGCATCTTGAAAAATTTTGGGTGAAGAACTGCGTAGCTGTTGGCTTAGCGGCAGCTTTTGTGGAGCCTCTAGAGGCCACAAGTATTGGTTCAACAATTCAACAAATTAGATGTTTAACTCAAAATTTGGGTAATTATGATATTAACTCTAAAAAGTTACAAGATTCATATAATAAAAAAATGAATAAAATGATGGAAAATATATGTGCAATGATATGTTTACATTACATTTCCGATAGAGTGGATTCACAAATGTGGAGAGATCAAAAACATATGGAAAAACCAGATTATCTTGTTGAACTATTAGAACTTTGGCAGGAGCGTCCGCCATTTTTATATGATATTAGTAATAATAATTATGAAATGTTTTTAGTTCCTCATTTTTATCATGTGGCACAGGGGCAGGGTCTTCTTTCCGCACAGAGGGCATTTGAAATGATATACTCATACGATGTCGAAGAGCAGGTAAACTATCTTGTCTCCGAGGCGAAGCTAAATCAGACAGGACATGCAACAGTTGATCATGCCGAAGCGCTCAGACAAATTCAAATATAAAATTTTATATTATAAAAAAGATTTACCAACCCCAAAAAGGGGAGAAGTATTAATCGTTCCACAAGACAATCGCTTAATGGACATACCACCATTTCTTCCATCCGAGCAACTTCCATCTTGGTGGAAAGATTTACCAAAGATGAAAGGTTCTCTTAGGAGATGCCAAGGAACCTACGATTATATTACAAATGGTTTTGTAATTCCCCTTTGGACAGATGTTACAGTAAGACCATCTATTAATGGTAAAACATTTGAATTAAAATTAGGACAATTGGACGGGCACTTTGGTTCTTTTGAAGTTTCTGGCTTTGAGAGTCACAGCGTTCATGGTTGTCCTATAACAAATATAAAAGCAATACCAACTGGACAATTTCCTAAACTTGTTTCTCCTTGGAGATTTAGAACACCAAAAGGTGTTTCTTTAATGGTGCTACCAATTCTGCATGAACCCAATCCAAACTATACTGTTGTACCAGGTATTGTCCACACAGATTTTTATAATCAAATACACGTTGTATTAAATATAACTACTGACAAAGAGTTTACAATACCTGCAGGTACTCCAATACAGTTTATGGTGCCAATTATAAGAAAAAATAATTTTAAAAGAATTTTATGGGGCAATGAATCAATGTTTAGATTTATTGTTAATTCTGGCCTCGGAGAGGGCGGCCTGGTTTCCCCAGACAGAAACCAAATTTATAGAAAAAAACAGAGGGAAGCCGATTTAGAGGCGCAAAAAGAAAAAAAATGGTTCAACTTTTTCAAAAAATAATATTTGCTATTAAAATAATGTCCGATAAATCTTAGTAGATTTCTAGATTTCCTCATTAAATCTATATGCTGTATAATTAAAGCATAATGGATGAAGTCAAAATAAACACATCTAAAACCATAACTCTGACTCTTCCGGCGGACCCTGCCAACAATGCCGTATCTGTTTCTCTCTATCATGAGTTTGGTGATCTTATATCTGGTCCTACAAATGCCACAAGAGCCTCTGCTGGCATTTATAACATCACATACGGTCAACAAGCCTCTGGTCTGTATATTTTAAAATCGGCGGGTAAGCACAGAGCAGATTTTTCATACACTGTAGCCAATACGGCCTACACGCAATCTATAATTTTTAATGTCTATGTTCCTTATGTGACATACGAAGAGTTCTTTGCGGAATACCCGGAACTTGAACCACAGAATAGCAATAAATTTGAAAAAATTGAAAAAAGAATTAAAAATATTATTAACGCTTTTACAGGTCAAAATTTTGAACCTTATTACAATCAAACAGTTGAAATCGAGGGTAATGGTTATAAACAACTACATCTACCATTACCAATCTTTAATTTAAAAACAGTGAAGATCGATGTTGGGACATCTGAAGAACAGAATTTGCATGACTCAACTCAGGTAACTTTAGATAATATGGAAAAAGTAAAATATCAACCGTTTAATTTTAATTCATCATTTTATATTAAATGGAAAAATTCCTTACTGGAAAGCACAACCATAACAATGCTAAGCAACCGTTTTAAAAAGACATCCCAATATTCAATCTTGGGCGATTACGGGTGGCAGTATGTTCCAGAAAATATAAAACAAGCGGCCATTCTTTTAATCGCTGACGCGATGAATGATGACTCAGCCTACAGAAGACATGGGATTTACTCAGTAGATCTTGATGTCGTAAAGTTTAGCATGAAAGATAATTTTTATGAGTCAACCGGTAATATTGAAGTTGATACGTTGTTGATGGATTACACTCTTTTCATTATGGATTATGTTGTGTAATGACTGTCGCTGGCTTTATTCGGTATAATCAAACCGCCGATGTTCACTTAAAAACAACCACGACCAACGATGCTGGTCAAAAGTATTATACTTTCACATATAACAAAACAGTCCCGGTTATTGCCGTCTCGCCAGAAGATCAGTTCTCTGCTGGTGCCAAGGTTAGAACCGCACCGTATCAAGACTTTATTCCTGTTCTGCAAATCATTGTCCCTGGTCAGTACTCTAATACTGTCATAACTACATCTAGAATATACAATTTAAAAGATAGATATGGCAATGTATTGGAAGCAGGACCATTTGAAGTTATTACCATACAGCCAAAATTTGGTTGGAACGGCAAAAAACATCACATTATTGCAAGCCTTAGAACTGTTGTGGAACAATCATGATGCAGTTTAAAATTAATTCTGACCTCCCCCAGTTTTACGATAAGCTTCAAATGACAAAAATCAATATACAACAATCTTTTGTTTCCGCTGGTGAGGCCACCAGAGAATATTTTTATAATTCAATTGTTTATGGTCATGAAGACGCATTTGATAATGCGGATATTGAAATTGTTGCAATGGACAACTCCGTAACATTAGATATCGCTGGTGTTGATGAAAATGTATTATTGTACAAATACGGGATTACATTAGAACAAATAACACAAGATTTGAACACATATCTCCTAGAGAAATTACAAGATCAAATTGCTGGAGTTTTTAGATGAGTATAAGTGTTTATGATGTTAATACATTTTTAAAAAATGATTCAACTCTGGCAAATGTCGCTGGAAAAACAATGAATTTTTTCCCCGTGGTGGCAACGGACGGAGAACCAGCGCCCTATGTTGTTTATTTTTATCACCCAACTGTCTCAAATGTTGAGACATTTTGGGAAAGAGCCGATTATGTAAGATATTCTGTTTTTGATACAGACATGAATAGGCTTTTTCAAATATCTAACCGGGTGATCAATTTATTAAGTGTTGGAGATGGGGTGAATGGTCAAAATGGCATAACCAGCAACAATTACAGGATTCTCTCAAGTTATCAAACCGGAGCGGGTCTAGTTGCCCCTTTAGAAATAAATGGCGTGTATAGAATGAATTTAGATTTCAAAATGGTAATTGTGGTAAAATAAGTATGGTATTATAAGACTGTATGGACTATACTACTATTACATACATTGGGAAAACCCCAGGATATGTTGTCAAAATAGAAAATAAGGTTTATGATTTTGAGTGGAATAAATCTCTAGGAATCGGTAAAAGGATTGGAGAAGTTCACCCAAACCATATAAAAAAGATCGCTAAATGGCGTGACAAAAGAGGAAAAAAAATTTTTATCCTCGAATAATTAGGAGGAATTATGGCAGTTAATGTGTCAAATATCGTGGTCGGTGAGGCCACACTCAAGCTTGGCGATTCCGCCAACGCAACTACAATTGGAGCAATGGACGCCTTCAGTGACCTCGGCGCTACGCAGAATGGTGTTGAGATTTCATGGGAGCCGGACATGGTGGATATTGAAATTGATCAGTATGGCGATGCCGCCAGAATTGTGCAATCAAAGGTGAAGGTGATGGTTAAGACCACCATGGCAGAGGCAACTCTGAACAACCTTGCTATCGCATGGAACTACGACCAGAACACTGGTGGTGATACGATTATCAACAACAACGATGGTGCAAATACAAGAACATTCAAGTTCGGTGCTCAGTCGGTGTTCCCGTATGAGAAGGGTCTGGTTGTCGCAGGCACAGCCCCGGGCTCAGCCGCTGGTGCAGTCAAGACTCGTAAGTTCTATACCAAGAGAGCAATCTCGATGGAAGCATCAAATATCACGATGAAGAGGGCTGAGGCTTCGGTTTTTGCTGTTGGTTTCCGCATCCTTCCAAAGACGGAAGATGTTGGATACGAGTACGGCAAGATCGTGGATCAAACATCCTGATTCGTTAAAAAACCCAAACTATCGCGCAAAACCCCTAGGTTGGTATGGTATACTGAAAACCTAGGGGTTTTGTGTCCCCTTTTACATAAGGAGAATAAATGGCAACAGAAAAGAATAAAGATTTGTTTTTGGGTAAAGAAATTGTTTTTGCCGATGGCAAGAAAAGAACAGTCCGCCCTCTTACAATCCGCAATCTTAGAAAGTTCATGAAAATTGTTAAGGATCTGAAGACAGAGGACAACCTTAATGATGAAGATATTGATGTGATGGTGGAAGCAGCCTCAGTTGCTCTTCTTGCTGTTGATCCCGATCTTGCTGAGGACAAGGATGCGCTTGAAGACGCACTTGATCTTCGCTGTTTCGGTGAATTAATGTCTGCTGCAATGGGGTCCGACCCTTCCTAACCGGCGAGGACGGTAGTGGAACCCCCCTAGAATGGGGAGACATACCGATCCTCAAGTATGAATCAGAAATATTTATAAAAACTGGCGCGTGGAAAAGTCTTCAAGAATTAGAGGCAAATTTAACTCTTGAAGAACTATTCCTCTTATATCGCGCTTGTAATAATGAAATAAATAATCAAATAAAAGTTGCTGCCTTGGCACAGGGCGCAGATGTTGACTTTAATGATGATTGGTTTGACCCAGAACCACCCAAGGTTATTACAAAAGATGCAGCTGTTGCATTGCCATTTGGTCTTGGATTTGAGACTAATTAATATTGCTTTTATTAAATAAATATGTAATAATATCAACAGATAGTTATGGCTGATCAATCAGGTAGAGTTAGGGTAGAAGCGACTGTCAATGACGCTCTTACAACCGCTCTGGGCAACATGTCCAGAGAAGTACAACAGGTTGTTCATTCGCTATCTGTATTTGGCTCAAGGTCTTTAAAAACAGCAAACTCAGCGCAGGCTTTAGAAAAAGCGCTTAGATCAACATCGGCTACAAATAGCCACCTTGCACAGAGCACATTGATTGCCTCGCAGCATCAAGTTGTGCTTGCTGGACACTTTCGCAATACGAAAAAAGTTGCAGAAGAGCTTGAAAGACAAATTCGTTCCGGCTCGTTATCCAGTGCCGCCCAGGCTAGATCTGTTAATAATGTTGTTGTTGCTTTAAGGGCACAACAGGCTGTTGAAAAAGATTTA